ACATCTGATGTTGGTATCTCATTTAAGTAGACGAGCTAGTTCAGATAGTGGACACGAAGAAGGTGCGATAGTTAGTCTGTCACAACTCAGAGGTTCGCATGGTATTGCGCAACTCTCTGACTTTTGTTTCTCATTAGAAAGAAACGGACAAGCAGAAGATATGGAGAAGAGAAACCAAACTATAGTTCGTATACTGAAGAACAGATTTAGTGGAGAGACTGGCCCATGTTGTTGGTTACAATGGCATAAAGATAGTGGTCGCTTGACTGAAATATCTAACCCCAAAACCAAAGACAACGATGACTTCAAGGAGGTGAATGATGGATTCAAAATTTGACACAGTAGTTCTAGATATAGAGACGGATAGTTTAGATGCTACCAAGGTACATTGTATATGTATTCAAGACTATGCAACTGGAGAACAGAGAGACTTTATACAAGAGCAAGGATGTAAAGAGTTCAAAGAGTTTCATAACCACGAACGTAAATACATTATGCATAATGGTATAAGCTTCGATGGTCCAGTGCTAGAAAGATTATTAGGTATAACAATTCCTTTGGAAAATATTATTGATACACTTCTTATATCTCAAATGATTAATGCACACATAGATGGTGGTCATAGTTTAAAATCTTGGGGTAAGAAACTAACACGAGGTGGTAAGCTAGAGTTTAAAGACTTCGAGGAATATTCAGAAGAGATGCTGAAGTATTGCCAACAAGATGTATATGTCACACGTAAACTTATGCAACACCTAGCGCCAAAGATAACACGGTTCAGTGTTGAAAGTGTACGTATGGAACATCGCATCAGAAGAATCATAGACCAACAAGAGAAGAATGGATTCTATTTAAATATAAACAAGGCACATGATTTGTTAGAAGAGTTGAAGACAAAGTCAGAAGATTTAAAGAAAGATTTAAAAACTATATTCCCCACAATATATACACCACGATTTCATAAGACAACCAACAAACCATTAAAGGATCATGTTGATGAGTTCAACCCTAGTTCTCGTAAACAAATAGCAGAACGATTGCAAAAGAAATATGATTGGGTACCAAGTAAAACTACACCAACTGGTCTACCAGTTATTGATGAAAAAGTTTTGAAAGAGTTGGAGTATCCAGAGGCTAAGATGATTGCAGAGTATCTGTTGTATGAGAAACGTGTATCACAAATACAATCATGGTTGAAGAATGTTAAAGATGATAACCGAGTGCACGGTAGAGTTATAACACTGGGTTGTGTGACATCTCGTATGAGTCACTATGGCCCTAATATGGCACAAGTCCCAGCAAGTTACTCACCTTACGGTAAAGAGTGTCGTTCATTATGGACTATACAAGATCCAAATAAGTATTGTTTAGTTGGTTCGGATGCTAGTGGTTTAGAACTACGATGCTTTGCCCACTACTTACAGAACCCAAAGTTCACGGAGCAAGTAGTTGATGGTGACATACATACATATAATCAAAAGATTATCGGATTAAAAGATAGGCCAACGGCCAAGACTTGGGTCTATGCATTTATCTATGGAGCTGGAGATGCAAAGCTAGGTCAGATAGTAGGCGGTGATACGGTTGCTGGATTAGGTAGTCGTAAGAGATTTATAAATAAAGTTAAAGGTATGAAAACTTTAACAAGTAACTTAGTTAATTTATTACGACAACGTAAGCGCAAGTATGGTGAGTACCAATTGGTTGCGCTTGATAAAAGGATTCTACTTGCACGATCCATTCACTCTAGTTTGAACACACTTATTCAAGGAGCGGGTGCAATTATATGTAAGCAATGGCTACTCAATATAATTGATGAGGTCGACAAGCAGAACTTGGATGCCAAGCCAGTGGCTAACGTCCATGATGAGGTACAGTTTGAAGTCCGTAAGGAACAAGCTGTAGATTTTGGCAACATTACAAAGGAGGCAATGAAAAATGTAGAGATACAATTTGACTTACGATGTCCACTAGATAGTGAGTATTCAATCGGCACGACTTGGAAAGAAACCCACTAACTGTTGACACTATTGATAGTATGGTATACTGTCGAGGTGTTTCTTTATTGAGACACTAATTTTAATAACTTTTATAAACTTTTAATTTAAGGAGATAAATATGCCAGTAATTTCAGGCACTGCTTATTGGGCGAAAGTCCACCAACCACATTACGATCAATACAATGAACAAGGTATCTTTTCTATTGACGTAGCAGTGGATTCAAAGACTAAGAAACAACTACAAGACTTGGGTCTTGGTCCTCGTATTAAAAACAAGGGTGACGAGAGAAATGATTTCGTTACTATCAAAAGAAAGTACACTCGTAAGGATGGTACAAAGAACTCTGCACCTCGTGTTGTAGATTCTAAGAAGACACCAATTAGTCCTGATGTTTTAATCGGCAATGGCTCACAAATTAATGTAGCTTTTGATACATACGATTATAATGTCGGTGGTAACCAAGGTGTTGGCTCATCTTTAAAAGCTGTACAAGTAACTAAACTAGTTGAGTACAGTCCTTCTGAAAACTTAGATGAGTTCGGTGAAGAGTCTGGATACCAGGCTCCAACTAACGGAGCAACTAAGAAAGATGGATTGGAAGACGAAACACTTCCATTCTAATGTCAGATAAGAAAAGCATAGATACTCTTGTAAAAGATATTTACAAATTGTTTGACGAGGGCAACACTAATCAACCCACAACAAATAATTTAAATGAATTTGCAGAGAGTATGAAAGATGCTGTTCTTACTTCTCTAACAGAGAAACAATCCGGTAGCCGAGGTATTCGTATGTCGAGCCTCGGCAAACCAGACAGACAATTGTGGTATGAGTTATACAAATCAGAACTAAGAGAGCATATGCCATCTCATGTTCGAATAAAGTTTTTATATGGGCATATGTTAGAAGCACTTCTATTATTACTAGCTAAAACGGCAGGACATTCTGTCACAGATGAACAGAGAACATTAGACCTTGATGGAGTTATCGGTCACCAAGATGCAGTAATAGATGGAGTTGTCGTTGATGTTAAGTCAGCATCACAGTTTGGATTCAGAAAGTTTAGAGAGAATGATCTTACTCCAGAGACAGATGCCTTTGGTTATCTTCATCAGATTGCTGCATACTCACAGGCAAATAAGAACGATGAGGTAGGCTTTCTTGCTATTGATAAACAAAGTGGAGCACTTGCATTATGCCGTCCACATAAATCAGATATACCTAATGCACGAGAAAGAATTAAACATTTACGAAAAGTATTAAAGGATAAGAACAAACCACCACCAAAATGTTACGATGAAGAACCAGACGGAGTATCAGGTAACATGAAGTTAAGTATTGGTTGTTCTTACTGCGCATATAAAGTTGACTGTTGGTCTGATGCTAATGATGGACAAGGATTACGAAAGTTTATCTACAGTAAAGGGCCACGATGGTTAACCAAAGTGGTTAGCGAACCTAATGTTTCAGAAGATATACCATGAGTGTATTAAGAAAAGAAAAAGGATTTTATAGATCCATCTTTGAAGCTACTGTTTGTGCTAGGCTTGATGAAGATAAAGTTAAGTTTGAATATGAAACACTTGTCATACCTTATTTAGTTCCAGAGATTAAAAGGACATATACTCCAGACATTATATTAACAAACGGTATTATAATAGAACTTAAAGGACAATTAACAAGAGAAGATAGAGCCAAGCATTTGTATATTAAAAAGCAAAGACCCGACTTAGATATTAGATTTGTATTACAGAATTCTAGGAATAAACTTTACAAAACTAGCAAAACAACTTATGGTGATTGGCTAACTAATAATAATTTTATATGGGCAGAACGATTTGTACCAGTGGACTGGATAGATGAACGACCAAAAGAAATTAACACAACAGAAATCTTTGTTAAACCAAAGTCAAACCCGAATAGTTTTAGACCCTATACTCGATACGACCACCGAGGGAAATAAAGAGGGAGAGAATGAAAGAGCATTATTCAGAGCCGTTATATACCAAGCTTTACTCGATGCTAGTAACGATAATAATAACACCACTAAAGAAGCTGTACATGTTAGGGAAGAAGCTGTTCGTTGGTTTAGCAAATCTGTTGGGGTTACTGCTTCTTGGTTCGTCGATGTTTGTGATCTTGCTGGTCTGCATTATAGTCAAGTGCGGTCTTTTGCTCGTAAGCTCATTCATGAACCTAATAATACAGACTTTCAAAGGAAGAGATTAAATGTACTACTAAACATGACACATGGAGAGGACAAAAAATGACAGATGATTTAGTAAACAACCCACCCCATTACAAATATAATAGTAAAGGTGTCGAGTGTATAGAAGCTATCGAAGCTGCGCTTACACCTGAAGAATACAGAGGATACCTACGTGGACAAGTAATGAAGTACTCTTGGAG